GTTGTAGAAAAGCATTTGATTCTGAGCGTTTGTTGCCGCCCTAGAGATTGATACTGTGCCTCCGCTTGCTATAGTACAAGTGCTATTACTTCCAGATGCAACACTAGAATCACCCACAAGCAAGTTGCCGCTTGCATCTATGCGCATGGCATTTGAGGTGCCATTTCGGAAGTTAATATAACCTCCAGACGCAGATGCTAGGTCAACAAAATTTCCAGCACTATGATTTACACCTTGAAGTGTTAGTGCGGCTCCATTAGAGATTGATTCGGAACTACCGCCAAATATGCGAATACGACTGCTATTTGAACCTGTTCTTATTATATTGTCTGTAGCACTTGAAAGTTGAAGATCGCCGTTGAGATCTATGCGCATGGCTTCTGAGCCATTGGTATTAAAACGCATGGAATTATCGCTGTTGTCGTAAGCTACGCGACCTACAGAGTCACTGTCAGTATCACCAAAAAATAAAGCCGCTTGATTTGACGCCGGAGAAACAATAGAAACAAGAGTGTCCCCAGTTCCTTGAATGTCTAAATTGCGACTTGGGGTACAGCCAATACCAACATTACCGCTGGCATCTATGCGCATACGTTCTGTTGCGCCGTCAGAACCGTCAACGCCAAAAGCAAGACCAGTGGTAACGGCAGACACTCTGCCAGCAATAACCCCACTTTTTGTGATCTGAACAGCAGTATCGCCAGAACCTGCTATGGCAATCTTTGCGCCGGCTGTAGGTGGCGTTGCAGTCCGACCCACCAAGAGATTACCGCTGGCATCAAGCCTAGCCTTCTCAGTTGCGGTTGTCCCTGTGGAAAATTGAAGTATCTCTCCTTCAATCCGCAGTGGCTCGTATTGATTTGTTGTTCTATCGTAGTTAATAATTCTCGAGTAGCCATTACCAGAGTCATCAGGAGATATTTCAACCCCCATAGCTCCACCGTCAGAAATCACCAATTTTTTAGAAGGGCTGTCTGTACCAATACCAACCCGCTGTGATGAGTCTATGGCTAAAGCATCCGCGCCAGCGACATTTATTTTAAAGCCTTGCCCGTTTCCCAGCGTGTTAGCAATTAGTTTAGTTGGTAGATATCCGTCAGTTCTTTCAAGCCATAACTCTGGTGAACCGCCTGATTTACCAATGTGCAACCGCGCACTAGCATTTGGACTGGTAGTCCCCAGACCCAAAGACTCCGCAGAACTATCCCAGAACAGAGATTGACTGGTGCCGCTGGAATTGTAGAAGCTGATGTCGCCTGTAGCGTGGTCAATTTGAAATCTGTTTACAGGATTAGCATCTGAATTATCTACTGTTTGTATTTGTAGCTTACCTGCGGCGTTTCTAATTCGAGTATTTACATCAGTAGTATCTGTTTCGCTTAAGAAAATCTTTGGGCTTAGACCAGATATTTCAAAATCACCAGCAAAAGAACCATCACCATCTACAGTCAAACCATCAGCAGTCACTGTGCCAGTAACGTCTATGCCTGTGGAGGTGGTCTGAAATTTTTGAGCATCGTTGTTATAAAGTTTGACCGCACCGTCTAAATCAGCGACCAGAAAATTCTCAGCGCCATCTGCACTTTGAATACGAACATCAGTGCCTTGTAGCTTTAAATGTCCCGTTCCTGAATCTCTAACGTAGCTATGGCTGCCGTCGTGAAAAATCTCTAGATCCGAGCCACTACCAAAGATGGCTTTATCATTGTCGCCAAAGGATATGTTGGCCGTGGTGGAGATGTTGTTGGTGATAGCCCAGTTGGAACCATCCACCCGCGCCATCTCGAACCCCCCTGCCGTGGAGCCGTCGTTGACGACTAATGAGTCGTTGGTGGTGTTTACTACTACCTCACCCTCGGCACCTGTGAAAGCGGCTACCTGTGCGCTGGTTCCGCGTCTAATCTGTAATTGAGTAGCCATCTAGTTCTCCAGTGTGGGCCAGTCTTCCTCTTGAAGCTCGGGCCAGTTTTCATGCGTTGTTAGGTCGCGTAGGGCTTGCCGGTATGTGCGGTATTTTAGCTGATCCGCGTCTGAGAGGGGCGAGTCATTTGTCTGCGTCCAGTCGGTTTCCGCTAAGGCTTCATTCCTTCTGGTATAGTTCAACTGATAATAATCTACAATTAGCGTTCCATCAGATGTGCGGTAGTAGTACGTCATCGGGATAGCGCCTCCACCGCCACAAAGCTATTCTTCCAATATCCACCCAATACATAGCCTTGGGGAGTTGCCGTGTAAATCGCTCGCTGATATCCGTAAAGCTTGACGTACACAGTGCTGCCACCCCTCAAATCCCTTGCAGCAGGCAATCTCAAGAAACCTGTGGCTTTTTCGCCAACCAAGATGACTTCAGAATAAAAGTTGTCATCGCCAGATCGCGTTCCGTTTATGTCATACGCTTGACCGAGACTATTTGTCCTTTGGATGTGCAAGGTCAGCATCGAATCCGAAGTTGAAAACGCAGTTCCTGCGGCGAAGGCATCACATTGAATCACATATTCCAAGGTGTCTGACGTTGTCAGCGGGGTTGTGAACGTGACGCTACCTATTTCTTGCAGGGTATAGCTACTATATTTGTGGTAAGGGGTAGACGCGATAAACAGAAAAGGCGAAACAGAGAAGTTGGTGGCAGTTTGAGAAGCGTTGAAGTCACCCTTAGTTGTTCCCAAAGCGTTAGCTTTAATCTGTGGCGAGTCAACACCAGAGGCGTGAATGATTAACTGCCCAGAACCGTCGGTGTCTAGGGTAACGTTATCAATGTTTATTCGGTTGGCGTTGATGGTGCCAGTGGTTATCACCCCACCCGATATAGCGGTGACGTTTGAGTTAACCTGCCCGCCGTTAATGAATGCGGAGTCATTGTTTAGGTCAGAGACGTTGTCGCCCTGCACGACGATACTGCCAGCAGAGATGATGGTAGAAACCGAAACCGTACCAGTGGCCCCCGCCACACTTTGAACAGGTGCCGCGCTAGCAGCGCCCGAAGCATTTACGAATCCACTGTCATTGGTTAAATCAGACACCGCAGTCGGTAGGTCAGCCGTTACCGCAATACTGCCTGCCGTGATGATTGTGCTCGCTGATACTGCACCAGTAGCACCCGCTACGCTCTGGACTGGAGCCGCCGAAGCCGCCCCCGAAGCGTTCACATAGGCGCTGTCATTGGATAGTTCAGAAACCGCCGTTGGAATGTCTGAGGTGATAGCAATGCCACCAGCAGTAATGATGGTCTGGGCGCTTACATTTCCCGTAGAACCCGCGACAGACTGCACTGGGGCCGCAGATGCCGCGCCAGATGAATCAACATAGCCAGCGTTATTGTTCAGGTTGGAGATGTCATCATTTGAGACGATGATAGAACCAGCCGTGATAATCCCTGCAACATCCAAGCGAGCAGTGGGCACCGTTCCTGAAGAAATGTTGCCGCCGTTCAAGTTGTAGACGGAAACCTGCGAGGCGTTGATGTTACCCGCGTTCACCGTTCCCAAGTTCGCGGAGATAGCCGATAGACTGGACACGTCAATCTTGCCAGCAGTCACCGCGTCTGAGGCGATGTTCACACTCTCTACGAACTCGAAGTTAGCCACCGCAGCATCAACAGCCGCCGCCGTGATAGACGATGCTTGGATCGCGCCGATCACCGCTGTATCAGCAAAGACCTCACTCACGTTTAACTTGGCAGCCGTCACCGCGTTAGCGTCTAGGGCCGCAGTCCGGACTTGTCCTGTCGTAAGGCTGGAAGCCTGAACCTGACCGAATACCTGCGTCTGGAGATTTACTTGGTCATCTAGGTCTGCTGCTGAGATGGCAGAAGTCCACGAGGTTCCGTTGTATCGATACAGCTTTCCATCAGTGGTAAGCATCACCACTCGCCCAGTGCTCAAACTCGTGGTCGGTAAAGTACCCACCCGCTCAATCGGTCTAATGGTGTCGCTGAACAAACTTTCAGCTAACGTGCCTGACAAATCTGTCGTGTTAACCAGTGTGGTGAACTCAGGAACCGACGAATCATAGCGGTAAACCTTGGAGTCGGTGGTTAAGAACACCAAAGACGTTCCGGTGTACCCAGTGGGAGAGGGTAGGCTTGTAACCGCAGAGATTGGCTCGACACCACTAGCAAACGAAGCCGCAGTGATAGAACCGGGGTCAACAGATGATGCCGTGAAAAGGTCTGTAGTCCACGCAGTGCCGTTCCAGACATACAGCTCAGATGTGGTTGTCAGGAACTTAATCTGCCCTACATGCGACCCTGTAACGCCTACAAGGGTGCTAACAGGCTCAATACCGAAGGCATCACCAGCAGCAAACTCATCCAAGACATCCTGAGCGAAGTCATCCAGAACAATCTTTTGTGTGGTAGCTGAGAATGACGCGCTGTAGCCCGACAGGTTGCCAGAGCGGTCAGCACTTCTAAGCCAATAGTAGCGGGTGACATCGTTGCCCAATCCTGTGACTGTGTGCTGGTCGGACTTCGTGCGGACAATCAGGCTGGCGGATGAAAGGTTGTTAACCGTACTTTCGAAGACTTCCACATAGGCTAGGTCACTGTCAGATGGCAATTCGAAATCCAGCTTAATCTGCTGGATGCCGCCGGTAGCCGTGATACTGGATGGGATAGCTGGGGCAGTCTGGTCGCCCTGCAAGGTCAGAGCTTCGGTGATAAAACCAGATGTCTTGCCAGTCAGCGTGACCGCCCTCACCCTAAAGGTGAACTCCTCCAATTCCTTCATGCCGGCAATGACAGTGCTGGTGCCGTAGACGTTTATGGAAGAGAAGTCTGTACCGGCTCCACTGATCGCCTCGTTCACCCCACCATAGTTAAGCTCTAAGGTCGTGGCGTCAGCAACAGAACCGTAGTTGATGGTCTGATTGTAGGAATCTGCAACCTGCCCGTAGTCGATTTCGCCTTGTGAGGTTTGCTTAAACTCAACCTCGTAGAATGAAACGTAGGTGTTAACACTAGGCGCAGTCCATGACACACGAACAGCAGGCAGAACAGAGCCATCATTACCCAAGACAGTAGTTTCTGTGAGGGTGAGAGCCGTTGGTGGCCCTTGCGCTGGCGTATCGTCAACAATGTCTGAGTAGTCTGGGTTGTTTGGCCCCACCGTGGCGACGATGTTGGATGTGTCGTTGTCTGGGTTTCGGTCTGAGCGAACAAAGGGGTCATCACTGCCGCCACCATAAGCTAAAGCGCGCACCCAATAATATCGGGTGTCGCCTACTGCTAGTGGGTCTGTGGCGTTGGATGCGTCGTGTATAAACTGAGTGCCGCGAGTCTCACCAATGACCTGGCTATTAGCCCACGAAGAATCCGCAGAGGCATAAACCGCGATAGTCTCAAAGAGCTTCGAGTTAGCTGGGTTGGTCCAGTTCAACTCGATGTTTTTTAGACCTGCCGTAGCCGATAGGTTCTGTGGGTCAGGAACTCCACGGAAGGCCTCGGTGATAACGCCAGTGGCCTCGATGGTGCTGTATTCGCCTGCTGTGGGGTCGGCATATGACCCCGCGTCATCTTCCAGCAGTGTGAGGTTAACCACCCCATCCTGAGTATCTGAGAACGACCAGCTAGCGCAGCGGAACACCTTGTTGCTGTAGTTCAGTTCCTCAACGGTGACAGACACTCTGTCCCCAACGTCGATTCGCAGACCTGTGAGGTTGGCAGGGAATGTCAGTACCTTTTGCTGGTCTGAAATCTGAACTTGTTTGTGCGCGATCCTCTGCGCCATGAACGAACTATTGGTAAACGGTAGCTCTATGTCTTTGGTGAGAACCTCGTCATTATCTCGGCTAACTGCCGCTGTAATAGATACCGCTGGAGCTTCGACTGATTTATGGTGCTGGGCGGGATCAATAAAAATCGGGCGGATTGTATTAAAACGCTGGCCGCGCTCCACCGAAGTCTTAACGCTAATTGGCCCTGCGAGGTCATCTTCCGTGAGGCTCTCAGTGGGCGTTTCATAGATACCTGCCCTGATAGTGTAAATACCGTTGGAATATACGAGGCTGCCGTTCATGGAAGACAGCAGCTTGTTGATGTTCGCTCGGTGAGTGTCTGTTGCGAACAAAACGCCGTTCGCAGTAAACCGCTTTTGCGTCCCTGAGTTGGGCACCGTTACCGTAACATCACAAGCATCCGCCGCAGTCTCTACCGCAGCCCAGTCAATCTTGCTAACTGGGATGGACAGACCAAACTTGGTGTCGGTCAAGTAATTAGCCACACACAAGGCGGGATTGTCAGACCACTGCTGATAAGTTGCGCTAGTAGGATTGGCCCCCGCACTCGTATCAAGTCGAGGGTCGTATATGTCTTTCTTGCCTTTGACCAAGGCTTTGATGTTCTGTGGCTTCTTTCTATCCCACAATTGCTGGGATGAGTCGGTCAGCGTCCACTTAGTTGATATCGTGGCAATCCCACGAGTCCTGTGTGCTGTGCTCCAGTTTGCACCCACAAAGGTCTGGAGCAACGTATCATAGGTCTGGTCGCTTGCGCCTAGCCGTCGATTAATCTGGGTGATGGTAACTAATGGGTCATCAGAGGTTGGGCCGTAGGTTCCAGCGGTTACGTTGAAGCCGCTAATCTGGGCGTCCGTTATAACCTCTAAGTCGAAGTGAACGTCTCCAATACTTTGGCATTCATGCCCAGCGAGGGCGATGGCGTGATATAGGTCTTTATTGTCAGTCCCACCCAAGCCAACAAAGAAGATAGGCCCAGACACCAAAGCCTCGCCATAGACCATCTTCTGGCTTTCAATTGTTCCTTTGACTGTCTGCTGTCTGGTCTTGTCGTTATCTGCTTGCGGTATTGATAGATCAGGAACTAACCCGCGCAAGGCGACAGCGCCGCCAACAACGGTGACAGCGCCAATCGCCAAAGCAATGCCGCCGGTAGCAACGCCGAGCGTAACCGCTGTCCCTACAGTCGTTAAAGCTGTACCTATAAAACCTATAACTGCTGCCGGTGGCATTCTATACGCTCCATCCTGCTATCAAGTATCGGTCTGGTATTTGAACCATTCCTTTTTGGGTCAGACAAACAACGCGATCTGACAGCTTAATTCCGCACACCTGCCCAATCATCGGGATATCAACAATGCAAGGGTCGCCGTCCTTTATGTCAGAACTGACATCACCCAAGATGCTGCCAATGAAGTCGACTAACTCACCCTCTCTACCCACCAAAACTTCAGCCTGAGCCTCTGAATCGTATTTGAACTGCTCAGAGTAATCCTTGCCGGTAAGCTCTTTGACGATGAAAGCCGCGAACTGGCAGCAGTCAGCATCGCCATAATTGAACTCTCGGCGCTTCCACTTGTTTAGTGCGTTGTGAACTCTCATCAAAATCTGAAGTTGTTGCCGAAATCGCTAGGGTCGATGTTGTTGGGGTCGAATGGCGTGAAGGTGCCGGGTCTAGGCGTTCCAATGATCGCGTTAGACGCGGCATCGCCCCATCTCAGCTTTGCCCCGTCAATGTCAGCCATTAGGTCAAAGCCTAAATCGCCAGCAAAGTCCTTCTGCAACTGAGCGTTGGTGTATTTCAGATTGGATGCTTTGTTGAATCTGGCAAGCTCTGACTCAGCGGTTAGCGAGATGACATCCCCGCTCTCTGCTCCCACCGATACGGTCATCTGATCCATAGCGCCTTCCCACACAATCGTGGGGTCAGCAATCAGTTCATCACTAGAATCTAAAACACCAAGGTAAACCGTGACCGGCTGGAGGTAGTAGTCCTCAGTCAAAGCGGCGGCAGATATGTCTGGATCTAATCCACTAAGGGAGAGAGTGATCTTGTAGGGGCTGACATCAGCGCCCTCTTCAATCTCGCTGATCTCTCCCAGATCACCAGTACCTAGCCAGTCCTCCCCGCCCCAAGTATAGGTGCCGATTGAGTTATGAAGGTACAAATTCCCGCTTGGAAACTCCAATTTGGCAAACGTAACCAGCGCAACATGCTGAGCAGATAATGCCGTGAGGACATTGGATGGAAAGCCTCGACTCATGCCAGAACGTCCTCCACCGCTTCAATGTTGAAATTAGAAGTTATATCAACTTGGGTATCCCATGAGGCTGGGCCTGCCAACATAAAGACCCCGCTCACTGGTGCTGAATAAACCACCACAGCATCATCCGATGGAGTCTTGCGAATGGGAGGAGCGATTGACAAGGTCACATTTCCAGAGGCGTCACTGTTCGCGTCAGCCACGACCATGTGAAGCTCGTTGTTGAACGAGATGTAATCACCCGCTCGCAGGTAGTTATTCACGCTAGCCGTCGCCCCATCACAGACCAAACTGGTACCCGATTGAGAACCACCGTTGACTTGTAATGTGCCGCCACCCGCACCCCTACGAGTAAAGGAGTGGTCGTGCAAGGTGAACCGATGCTGCTGCCCGTTTAGCTTAACCAGAAACGCCTGCATCTCTTGGCGGTCATCACCTGAGAGGCTTCTAAACTGCAAACTGGCTCGCCAAAGCGAACCTTTGCGAGAGGTGGTCTGAACAGCGTTGGTTAAGGGAGACTTGAACGTGCGAGTGTTAGAAACAAGCTCGAACGTATTGGTCGTTGGGGTGATACTTGGGAAGGTGAAAGTGGTCATTACGCAAATCTGCCCCTTCTCATGAGATCCTGTATGGTCATTATAGTCTGTTGACTGGTCTGGGCCATAGCGCTTTTAATTCTTTGGTCTACGTCAGCACCTGATCCTCTAGCGTCCACGTTGTTAACAACAGTAACGCCCCCGCCCATGTTCTTGTTTGGAACTATCGAGCCAGACTGATTGGGCACGAACATCTCAGGCCCACGCTCTCCAACCATGTAAGGGCTGCCAGCTTGTACTGGGCCTCCGATGGCCCTAGCCGCTGGCGTGGCCACTCCACCACCACCACCGCCGGTTACAGCTTTTTTCATTCCAAACAGTGCGCTCGCAATACCACCTGTTAATCGGTCAATGATGTAGAACTGAATGAGTTGAGCGACCATGTTCTTTATCATTGCCTTGAAAGCGTCTTTTAGGCTGCCGGTTCCCATGACAGCGTTAGTCAGCGCGTCAGAGAATGAAGCCAGCGTTTTTGTCGTGATCTGTTCCATCTTGGTTCTAACATCGTCGTTTGCGCTGTTGAACTTCTTAATCGCGTCGGTTGCTCCCTCGTAAGCTAGTTGTAGTTTGTTGACTTCGTCAGTTTGTGTTCTGGTGCCTGCGCCTTCGGTTTCTCCAAGATCAAAGCCTTCTGATAATTGCGCCTGCAAACCTTTCAAACCAGAAAGCATTCCGCCGGTGAAATCATCAACATTGAACTCGGGGATTTCTTGCAGGGCTTGAACTTGTGGGGCGAGCTTCTCCAACTCTTCGTTTACTACCTTGAGCCTCGCTTCATCGCCAAGGATTGCATCTACCGTAGCACCGACACCGAAAGTCGCTTTACCTTCTCGGACTGCATCGCGCAGCCTCTCTATTTGTGCTCTGCCCTCGCCAATACGAGCATTCAAAACCTCTTGCTCTTTTGTCAACTGCGCTTGTGCGCCTATGGCACCTTGACCGCTAGCTTCTTGGAATGCCCGAATACCTCTTTTTATGGCGTTAATACCTTGGATTATGGTATTTACCATGTTTTCACTGCCTTCTATGACAGTGACAAAAGCGCCAATCATTGATCCGGCTATATTGTTGGCTAGCTGCTTAAATCCACCCTCTGCTAGACCCGCCTCCCTCACCATGTCAGTGAGTGATGTCACGATAGATTCAAGGGCGGGAGCCAACGCCGCCACAACCTGATCTTTCAGTCCGCCCATAACAGTTTTAAGTCGAGTGAGAGCGTCTTGTGCATCCTCAACACCCTTGGCTGCATCTGTAGACATTACAGCGCCAAGAGCTTCGGCCTCGCTAAACATCTCACGCAGGCCAGCAGAACCAGCACCTAAAGTCTGGACTAATGCCACACCCTCACTATCGAACAGTTTCATAGCAAGGCGCACTTTGTCTGCGTCGGTCTGAACGTCAGCAAAGGCATCAGCCAGCTTAATCATCTGCTCGTCTAGGTCTAAACGAAGAAGGTCGTTGGCATTCAGGCCAAGCTCGCGGATAGCGTCCTTCGCCTCACCTGTACCACGGGCAGCCTCAGCAGTTCTGCGAGTGAACCGCTGCATAGCCATGTTCAGGGTTTCAGTAGATACGCCACTGATATCCGCAGCGAAGTGCAAACGACTCAGCGCCTCAGTGGTCGTACCAATACGAGTAGCAGTCTTCGCCAGAGCGTCTGTAGCGTCCAGAGAGCGCGATATGAGCAAACCTATACCGGCAGCACCAGCTACGCCGACAAAGGCTGTCTTGAGGTTTAGAGCGGCCCCTGCAACCGTCCTGAGGCCTTTGGTGATACCAGAGAAGGCTCGCTTGGTTTGGTCAACCGCTTTGATCTTAATTAAGACATCGTTAGCCATCTTGTTCCTCGCCTCTAATCTTGTAGAAGGCTAGCCACTCGTTGAATTCAGACAACGACATCTGCTCGGCCTCTGAGATGCTCATGTGTAGCCGATCCGCCAAGGCAACCAAGTTAAACCTCAACGAATCGGCTCTTAGTTTTTTTCCTGATCCTCGACGGACTGGATCTCTGCAAACATCTGCTCGGCTATGCCAGAGATGACGCTAGTCTCCTCGCCCATCAAATCCATGCGGTCTTCTGCCGCAGTAAACAGCCTAGCCCCACCCTCGTCACTGGCTTTCATGACTATTAGGTCAATCATTGCCGATATCGTGGTGTTCTCCATGAACTTGGGGTGCTTCTTTTGAAGCTCGCTGATGTCGTAGCAAGTTATCGGGAAGCAATACATGGCAAAGGGCTGTCCATCTGGATCAGCCCATGCCGCAACCTCGATCTTTCGAGCATTCACTTTTCTTCTATTTCGTAAGTCTTTAGCTAAACCCATTGGGGATTCCTTTAAGCAGTGGCTTCGGTAACCGCTCCCGATACTTGCAGAGCGAAACTACCCTCAACCATACCATCAAACGAGGCCGTCAATGACTTGCTCGTCAGGATTCCAGAACCACTGTAATACTTCTCACCAGTGCCGGTTCCCGTTGGGTACAGTTCCCAATCAAGGTCTGCTCCAGAATCCATTACCAATTGGACTGCGTCAGCGTCGTCCCAGTAAACGTCCATAGAGAGAGTGGCAGAAGTCAGAGAGGACAAATATGTGCGAGCGGTATCGCCCATCACGCTGTCTTCTATCGTGTCTGCCGTTTCATCCAAAGTGAAGCTACGGACTTCACCCATAGCAGCGACACTGCCGCCACTTACCGCCAATTTGACTACGCCGCTTGAGCCTTTAGTCGTTGCCATGATTAAACCCCTTTAGGTTGTTCCACGAGTGTACTGGTACTCAATGCGTACCGTTAAAATCACCCCACCGATGGGGGTAATGCTGCCGTCGTCGGTTTCTACGCTGACAATCTGTGTGTCGATTGCATAGCCACCACGCGATCTGTCTTCGTCTAGCTTTTCTTCTATAGCCTCGACGATGTTATTCCTTGCTTGATCCAAGCCTGTCCCCTTCACATAGCAGACAAGTTGGTAATCAATCGTGCCAAACCGCTGGGTCATGCTCCCGCCCACGGTTGCATCTTCCCTGTTTTCGTTTGTGGTTCTGACTAGCACCGCCGGATATTGCGCGTTGCTTAACTTGTCAAAATCAAACGGCTCGCGGGTCACGAACTTGATGTCTGTTGGTGTTGTCACCGCTTGTAGCGAAGTCACCAGATTGCCTGCTATGTTCTCTCTCGCGCTCATAGTTGTAACTGCTTCCTGAACACATCAGCCAACACCTTTTCTTCCTTCTTGTTGAAACCGAAGAAAGGTCTAATACGGTTGTTAAACGCCGCTTTCTTAGCTTGCGTAGCGTTATCAAAGTACAAGACAGCCTCATTAGAACTGGTCACCACCGCTTGCATAGATCGCAGCATGTCGCCTTCGTTCTCTAAATCAACGGGCGTAGTAGGGTAGCCAGCAGCTTCAAGCCATGTTTTATATTTCTCTGGGTAGCCTGCGAACTTGCCGTTGATACCCATGCCTCTACTGGTACGCTCGTCAATGATCTCCTTACCTTTTGATGCCGCCCGAGCTATACCTTTGGTCACGCCGCGCTTCACATCACGCCTCTGCGCCCTTGTGATCTTCGTGAAGTCTTCAGGGAACGTCTTGACGTCAATCTTGATGCTCATCGTGTGAGTCGCCCATAAGCGACAATGCCCTTCTCATCATCTTCAATGGTGCCGCTTGCGTCATCGTCATACTCAACACCGTCAGCAAATACCGCCACCAGTTCTTCTTGGTAGCGCTGCTGGTAAAAGTTAATCATGTTGAGAAAGCGGTCATCTTGAACCCAGTTGGTTAGCTGGGGGAGGGCGAACTTCCATAACACCAAGTAGGCATTGCAGCGAGTCCACTGGGAATCTGTCAGATAGGCGGGGTTCATCTCCCCTGGGATCTGCTTCTTGTACCACCACTCGTTTCGGATGGTACGGGTTAAATCTGTTTGCGCTTTCGCGTGCTCAGTCGCAAAGGATGTGATGCCGAAGTCCAAGATGTCAGGGACAAGGGCTACCAGATCGGAGTCTTGAGAAAATGCCATTACCACTTCACCTTGTCAGCCCAATACGCGGCTGATGCTGTTTTGTCTTTGCGCCCTGCTGCTATCTGCTTGGCGAACCTAGCCTTGAACGATCTACGCTTGGCCTTGTCTGCCTCACTCTCACCCTTGCGAGGGGGCTTATTCTCCGCACCTTGTAGCCCAAAGCGGATCAGACGAACCTTGTCGCCTTCCTTTGCCAATACTGCATGGCTTTTCTCTGGGTGCTTGGGTGTGCGCTTGGGTTTGTTGTAACCCTCGAACCGCTCGCCTCGGTAAGTTATAGCCAATAGAACCTCCAAAAAAGGGACGGCCCCACCCCAAAGGAGAGATAGGGGCAGGGCCATCCAAACGCTCTAGATGCTAGCGTCGAACAACATCTCGCAGCCATAGGTATCATCAAGCTCGCCCACACCATAAATGGCGGTAGCGTTAAGCTCGAAGGCCCGTAGCGATGCGTCTCGTTGTGCTTCGATCTGGAAGTCGCGCTTCATAGCGATAGCCAAAGCCTCGCGTGAGAAGACAGCGCCTTTCGCGTCACCAGAACCGTCTACAGTCACATTGGATGACTCGTAGATGTCGATTCCAGCGATGGTTCCAACGTAAGCGTTAACCATAGCCGTGTTCTGCGCATCACCGCCATTGGGGTTAGCGAAGGTATTGGTTAGGTTGGCTTTCAGCTGGTACGCCTGGAAAGGGTTTACAACCGCGAAGATGTCGCCTTGTGCCTTGTTGTTACGCAAGGTAGCAGCAGCCTTGAATAGATCAGCAACAGTGATCTCTTGAGCGGCAGCGCCGAAGGAAGTGCTGAACCCATCGAACAAAGCGATCAGGTCTGCGTCCATCTTGGTGGCGATAGCGTTACCCAATACCGTACCCAACTCTTCAGCAGGGTTGCCAGCACCCATAGCAGCCAAGTCGGTCAATACTACCTGTGCGCCAACTTCACCAACGGTAATGTCAACAGAGGAAGTAGAAACAGTCGTGCTGGTCAGGTCGGTGCCTTCGGTTAGGTCAGCGGCAGTGATTGCAGGGTACTTTGGCACCTGAATCGTCTTGCCGGCTTCGTCGCCGATGTTGTACTGAGTCACCAATCCCATCATTAGGGATTCTTCTTCAGCGGTGAATCGTGCCTGAGCGATGATGTTCGCAAACAGGTCGTCAAGGGTTGTGCTAGTTGTAGCAGCCATATTAGTAGTCCTATATCAAAAGTGGTTTATTTGGCTTTCTTCTTTAACGCGGCAAAGGCTTCTCGCCCTCCGTCGTTCCAGTTTTCTACCATGTCAGCCACAGATATAGGCTTCTGCGTGGAGCCACCAGCCATTCCCTGAGTGCCAGCGCCACCTTGGGAGGCTCTGACAAAATGCGGGTTAGCCGTAAGAAAGTCACCCACCAACTCATCAACTGAGAGGGGGTCGGCTTTGTCGTTGTATCGGACTGTTCCGTTATCGTCTAAGACTTCAACCGAACCATCGTCGGAGAGTTTTACACGATTCCGCAGCAACTGCGATACCTGTTGAGAATCCACAGCGTTGTGCTTGCTAGCTGCTGTCAGTAACGCACCGTCTATCTTGGTGGTTTCTAACGCGGCCCGCATAGCGGCAAGCTCCAGATCCTTCTTTTCGACAGTCTGCTTCAGTACCTGCTCGAACTCGCCTTTTTCCTTTTGGCGTTCAATCTGCGCCTGTTCACGCTCAAGCATGAGTTGGCGAGCTTCCTCGATGTCGATACCTTCCAGCTTCTTGTCTAGCTTGCGCCTCTCCCTCTGGATTCGATCAGCAACAATGCGATCAAGCTCCTCTTGGGTAAACGTCTTGCTTTCCTGAACTTCCGTATCCTGCACTGGTTCAGTTTCAGTGCTTTCAACCATGACTTCTTCGCTCATGTACGAACCTCTTTCGAGTGGGGGCATTATACCAGCATCACAGGGATGTCAATAGCTGGCGGTTTACTTTTTAGACTTCTTTTTCTTCTTCTTGTTCATCGGGTTCTTGGTCTTCGTCTTGCTGTGTCCGTAATGGCTCGGCATCTTTTTTCTTCCTAGTCTTCTTGGGGAGGGGGAGCAGCACGTTCACGATTCCATATAGGTCTTCAAACTCCAGCTTCTCTTCCTCTGGTGCCGCCGCTGCTAACGGCTCCAACAGTTCGCGGATAGCTGGTGGGATTGGCCGTCTAGCGACCAGATTCTTTGCTCTATCTAGCTCTTTGCTCATACTTCTTCCTCTACTATTGGTATCCAGCGATGACGGCAGTTGTAGCCGCCGCGGACTATGAACGGGTCACCGGCACTTTTACCGGCCCAACTCCCCTCCCATATCTCAGCTATCTCATCACGGGTGTATGTCTTGTTTCTGTGCTTCTTACAGAATTCTCGGGTATCGCGTATGACGTTGCCCCGATACCTAAACTTCTCTATTCCCGCCTGATTAGCGATGTCAATCGTGAGTGAAGCCGAGAACTGGTTGATTGAATCTGTTGCGTAAGTTGTCGCATAACGCCGAAGGTTATTACCAAGGCGATCTGAGTTATAAACTCCATGGAGTCTATCAATCGCTGCCTGTTGCGTGGCTCCAGTCGTTGTTTTAGCGACCTCCACCAATTCTTCAATCTCTGCCTGATCGCTTGCTTGATAGATTCCATTGATGCGCCCCCTGACCTCTTTAATGAAGTCCTGTTTTGACCTGCCAGACAAGGACGCCTGATAGACCCCGTTCGCCAAGGCATCCAGTTGTGATTGCGCCAAAGCCTCAAAGCCTTGGAATGATAGCCTCTGAAGCCCTGAAATGACCTGTGGCTGTACTTTTGCGAAGTCCCCATAAGTGCCTAGCATCTCCTGTAAATCGCCTGAGAGGCCTCTGTAGTCGCCCAGAATGGTCTGTACGCTAGAAAGGTAATCTTCCTCTAGTATTCGGCGCATCTCAGAGCGAGCATTGATCGCCCAATCCAAGTCGAATAGCTTGCCTGCGCTATCTGGCGCGGACTGTATGAGGTCGGCCATATCCCGCTCGGTCAGGTCGAAAGCGTTAGACAAGAATTCCTTGTGCCGCTCCTCCATAGCCTCTTGGATATTTTCATAGACGTCATCTGCCGCCATTACTGCGCCTCAGTCTCCACTGGGAACTGCCCTAGAACCTGCGCTGATCCCTCAATCTCCACATGGGATTGCGCCAACTTGTCATCATCAAGGGCGAGGTCGGCTATCTGCTTGTCTAGCTCTTGCGCTAATGTCACTGACCTCACGCCGCTGGCTTTCATCTTCTGCAAGAACTCAAGCTCTTTGTCGTAGTCGCGGATGTCGAAGGAATCAGGATAGAACACCTCAACGTCTGGCGTTACGTCTAGCCAGTTGCAGAAATACGTCCACAAGTGTTCCTCAGCCAACTCCAATAGGTCGGCTTTCTCTGATAGCTTGGCGTTTAGCATTTGGAACTCGGTCTGCATGGCAATGCCTGACATCGTCTTTGCATCTGTTCCGCGTACAGCGCCCATCTGGGCCATGCGGTTGATGGACTCCACCTTGTCTTTGATGGACTCCCTGATGCTGTTGATGTTCTGACCAGAGGGTTGTAGCAGAAACGGCTTCATGGTTTCGGCTGCGTCATCGGGTACGTTGATAACAGAACCCGCTCCCGCGCTCGCATCTGTGTCGTAGGTCTTAACCAGAGAGGGGTGGTTGCTAATCCTGATTAACTGCTCGATCTCTGAAAGCTCGCTGTAGATAGCCTTCTGCATGTAGGCGATGTCTGACAAGTCACTCACCCCCACACCACGGGTCACACTGCGTTGGGCTGGTAGATAGACCGCTGGAATCTTGCCCAGTGGGTTGTCTATCTCGCTAATCATCTGTTCCTTGTCGCCGTCAGACTTCCACTGCTGGATCGTGTCTTTGCGCCAGATGCGGTAGTAACTCACCTTGGTTGTGGCGTTCTCACGGTCGACCGCTTCCCTGAGCTTCAGGTAGGTCAGTTCAAAGCGTCCAGAGGGAGTGCGCTCCCACTTCCAGTCAAATACGTTTTCAGGCGTGAACAGCGACAGATAGGGCCGTATGTCTTGGTCTAGCTCCTCCGCTCTCGTCTGCGCGTTGGACTCTGGCTTGTCCACAAGAATCCAGACGTGACCATAAACCGATGACCATATCTGAGCCTGCTTCATAAAACTGTTGAGGCTTGCGCCGTCCAAGTCGGCATCGTTTATCATCGCCTCTAGCGCTGGGTTATTGGCTAGAGAGTTGAACACGCGAACAGGGGGAGTGCGCCACAGGAACGAACTGTAGATGTGCACCACGTTGCGGCAGTGGTTATCAATCGGGGTCAACTGTATGCGTCGGGCATACTCGTTCTCTGACTCGTTCAAGTAGCCGGTCAGGTAGTTGCCTGCCTGATACTCCTCACCCCCAAGGTATGAGCGGACATAAAGCTCCCACCTATTCTCGTTGGCATCATAGTCGGGATGTTGATACTCGATATTGCTGGCCACTAGCTCCACCTCACTGGTTGTTCAATTTCTCTTTGCTTACGAATCGGGTACAGGTACTCGACCAGATACCCTAGCGCGTCATTCATGTGGTCATAGCCGTCATCTTTGTTGGGTTGGCTAGTGCCTTCCTTGTAAGTGTGTCGTTCAAGCGAAGCGATGGTCTGCTTGCACTTGGGGTCAACAAACAAAGACCGCACTCCACTGGTGGAGCGTAGCCTGCTGTTCACGCTGTTGATTCTGTCTCTGATTGCGGGGTGACTGTTCCGCACCTTTACCGCAAACCCTGCATTCTGGAGGATTGATAGGTCTGTCCTCCCTCCCGCGCTGGTCTTTCTCTGTTTACTAGCTGGGTCAGGGTAGATAGTGATTTGCCTGTCACCATACCGTTGCTTGATCTCGTCCACCATCTCATCGGTGTTCGACCCATAAATAACGATCTCGTCGATCACTTGGATCGTATCCGCTTCCCTCACGCACACAGCTGCGCTCATAGGGTCTAGGTTAAAGTCCATGCCGATATGTAGCTGGTCGTTCATGTAACCCTTCCGCACGCTCTCCTCTCGGCTGAATGCGTAGTAGATAATGCCGGAGTAGTTAACGAACTTGGCTTGATACTCTTGGCTGAATGTCCGCTCGTCTAGGTCATTCCGCGCTGCCTCGATCTCAGCCTCATCAACATTGCCGCCCTCGATGGTCGTATACTGGAAGGCTTCCCAGCCCTCCTCCTCATCGACGCCTCGCGTCCAGATGTCATAGAAATGGTTGCGCCCCTTCGGTGTTCCAATGAACAAGGCAGAACCTAAACGATCCGACAGACTGGGCCGCAGCACTTCGTACCACGCTTCTTTCCGCATATCTGCGAACTCGTCTAGCACCACAAAGTCTAACGCCCTCCCTCTGAGGTTGTCAGGCTTCTCTGCCCCTTTGAGGGATATGGTAGAACCATTCTTCAGCGTCAGCGATAGTGCGGTTTCGTTCCGCTTACTGATATACCCAGCAGGCAAAGCCTCGTTCAGCATGTCCCACGCTATCTCTTTTGCAGCCTTGTAGGTCGGCGCTACATACCAGCAGTTCCTGTTCTTGCCTTCTAGGGCAGCACGAAGAAGCTCGTGGGTAGACAGAAACGTCTTCCCAAATCGTCTGCCAGCGACCACCGCCCTGAACCGTGAGTCACTGAAGAAGATGTCATCTTGTGGCTTAGTTAGCCTCACCCGCCCTCTCGATAACGATTGGTGGCAGGTCTTGCGCTTCTACTTCTGGCTGGTCTGACTGTCCCAACCAGTTCTTACCTAACCACACAAGCATTGTGGTGTTGCCGTCCATCGCAGCCGTATATTGCTTGCGACGCAGGCTCATCTTCCCGCCGCTACTTTTTTGCGCGTAATAGTCCGAAAAACCTAGACCCTTTTCACGCTTGCAGGCTGCATTCAGGGTGTCATAGTCGATCCCTAGAACTGCTGCCTGCTCCTCCCCCGTACAGTGGATGCGGCACATCTCATCAACCTGATCCCAGTCTATTTCAATCAAGGGTCTGCTCATTTCTTTGTTGCTCGCCTAACTGCTTTGCGCTCTGCCTCAGTGTACGAAGCCTTGCCTTTGCCCCCTTTGGAGGCTTTGTTTTTGGCTCTTGATCCTGCTGCCTTCTGTCCCGATGACAGAGAATCCCGCGCACCTTTTGGTAGATACCGGCCCTGACCTTTCTCGCCCACATAGTCCCAGTCTTGATCCGTCCAACGGCTCAGTGATGTTTCCTTCTTCTTGCCTTCGTACTTACCACCCATGTCTTTGTAGTAAGTGACCGCTAACTGCGCAGCCCTTCCAGACCATTTGCCGCCCATCTTACGCTTGGCTTTTGCTTTGGCCCTCTCCCATATCTCGGGATTCTTTCGCTTTGCTGTGTCTGCCATCAGTTGTTGAAGCTCGTCTTGGTTCGGTCAGGGCTGTCGAATCGCTCCACCATCCCCTCTAGGGCGCGGATCTTAGCTTGTGGTGATAGCTGGTGATAGTAGAAAAGTTTTCGGCTTGTCGGGTTGTGCAAGGCTCCAGTGTGTACCACGCCATCGGACATCGTATGGACTTGGCCTGCGTAGATCGTGCCATCTTTATTGAACAGCAGAACCCCCCTCACTTGTCTGCCTTGTGGCTTGCGCCGAAGTAGAAACTGACAACAGCGGAAACGATGCCGCCCAAGTAACCCAAGACCAAATTGACAATAGCCTCGTTCTGTTCCGGCATCAGCGTAACCATGCTCACATAACCACCAAAGAACAAAAACGCCAGCATAGCTAATACTTTGGGCGTCCAATCCCCGCGCCCCATCTCCCGCGCACTGGATCTATCCGCGTTTTCAAGCTCGAAGATATCCACCTCTAACTCTGCAAGACGGGTTTTATAGGCGAGGTCGGCTTTCTTGATCTCGGCTAGTTGTTCCGGTGAGGCTTCACTGAGCGCCTTCTGAACGGCTTGCGGCTCTGCTGGTACCCCAAGTACCTGTGCGAGTATTTTCCCCGCTCCGGCCCCTACTGGGCCTCCTATGGCGCTTCCTATGGTCGGTGCTACTGCGCCTACCAAATTTTTGATTGAATCCCACTTCATACCTCAGCCCTCACACCCGTGATCTTCAGGGTCATTCTTTCTTCATGCCCGTTGAATATCTCCATCAGCTTTTGCAGCGTCTTCTTGGAGTTGTAAACAGCAGGCTCAAGCGCATCTGACACAAAGCGATCCCCAACACCGATACATCCCTCTACGTCGTGTGGGAAATTTGCGACATGAACAAGGATAAACGTGCGGTCTGGCACATCCATCACCTGAATAACGTCCTTGAACCGCGTCCCACTAAATGGCTGGCAGGCATACGTGCCTTCGGGAATACAGGATACGTTTGGCTGGTTATCCTTCCAAGGTCGTTCAATGGTGAAGCATGACCAGTCGCCAATACTTAGCTTTCCAAGCGTTCCACTGTCTAGGTATGCAAATCGTTGCAATAAAGCCATTTGCGATCCTTGTTTCGGTGTTCATTATGTGCTAGGTGGGAATTATACCCGTCTTTTTTACAAAAAAGGCAACTTTTTCGCCCTCCCCCCTGTTGTATGTGTAAACCTTTGGTGTACAATAACCCCATCAACAACGAGGGACGGACATGACCAGCAGCAAAACCATCGACCAAATCATTGCTGAAGTTGAAGCAAGCATCGAATCCGAGAAGAACTTGCTCAAGCAATTTAGCTTCAAAAAAGGGTCTTGGTTTACAGGCTATGAAGTGAAAGCAAACGGATCTTTTGAAGGCTTGGATTTCTGGATGGTGCGCTTCGAGAAAGTTGGAGCAGGTTGGGCAGCATTCCCAATTTGTGAGCGCCAAGCCACTGAGCCAAAGCGGTTTGAGACACTGCATCAAGCCAAAGTCAACATTTTGAAAAATGCAAAGGCCGCGTAAGCGGCCCAAGGGAATACCATGAAACTACGCTATCCACTCGCCCTGCTCTTGATCGTCGGCTTCTTTGCTTCCGGTCAGAACGACTATGAAAACGAAGTTATGGAGGAACAGCAGTACATCGAGCGCGTCTGCGATGGAGTCCACGAGGACTATCTCAATCTGCGGCCTTCCTGTAATGCAAAATGATCTCTTTGGAATAACAGCAACCCCGCCAGCTTCCCCTAAGATGTTCTCAATTCAGGACATAAGCAAAGGTATGGCGGCTGAGGTCTACAAGGAAAGCCATTACTTTGGCGATAAAGGCTTCCTGCATGTGTACAGCTTTGGCGCTGTATTCGATTCGTTTTGCTGGGGGGCGATAACCTACGGCACACCAAATGCCAAGAACATCAACGGCCTATACAAAAGCGACGAACAACATGGGGTTTTGGAGATCACAAGACTAGCCTTCAGGGAAGGATCGCCCAGAAACTCACCCTCTCGGCTTATATCCCAATCAATCAAATTACTTCAACAGCGCTATCCACTGCGTCTGGTTATTACCTACGCTGACACTGCCCAAGGCCACACTGGTGGAATCTACAAAGCGTCGAATTTTACTTATCACGGACTAACCGCTCAGAAGACAGACTTTGTCCATCCAGACGGAAGCATCAAGAAGATGAAAGGCGTGAGGTATTCAGATATGGAAGGCGAGTGGATTAAGCGTAGCAGAAAACACTTGTTTAGCTTTCAGCCTTCTTGCTAACCAGCCAGATATTCTCCCTTTCCTGACCCTCTGGCATCTCCGCTGAAGGGTTAGGGTCTGGCTCCTCTTCGTATAGGTCCGAGACGATGACTGTCACCTGACAGTTGTTGGGTAGATCCTCAATCAGAACTGTCGGCACCAAACCTCTCCTCGATGAACCGTTCTCGTTGAACAAGTGTAGCAAGATCGCGGCAGGCTTCCTCTAAAACTTGGATGTCCTTCGTGACCCCGTATTCCGTAATCAAGTGAACCACCCGCCCACTCAGGTAGTTGAGTTGGTTGGCAATTATGTACTCGGTGGCGTCTATCTCGCGCATCATTCGTAATCTACTCGGTGGATCTCGCCCCGCCACTCGTATTCTGCTGGCTTGTGAACCTTCACGAACTCTGGCGTTAGCAGGAAGTTATCACGGACGGTAAGGACAACAAAGCCTGACACCCAGTTCTTTGGAGTGTCTTCGGCATAATCAAAGCTCGGCTGATGTGGGTCTGCCATCGTCCCGCATTGCACCCCATAGCGATGCGCGTTGTAATCACTCCAACTCTTACACTCCATTTGGTGTGTATGGCCGGTTATTATGTGAATTCCAGATTTCAGGGCGTTCGTGTATCCAGCGTGGATTCCGCCATTGAATCTATGCTTGATCATGATCGGCTTTTCTGCACCATCAACCCATAGGGACATACAGAAAGTCCAGCTAGGAAAATGGTCTTTTAGGCTGAACCCTGGGACTCCCTGGAACATCGCCGCATTCTGCGCCAGTGACATATCAAAGCGCTGGTCGTGGTTGCCCATTGTCCAGAACCGCTCCGCGTTGGGCGCAGCCTTCTCAATCTCTGAGAGCCTTTGCGTCACGGTGTTTAGCTCTTGTTCCACTGTGGGCTTTTCTTCCCACCCCAGTGGGGCGTGGCGGCTGATGCTTGCGCCATCCATCAAGTCACCATTCAAGACGATGACATCTGGCTGGAGTTGCTTGGCTAATTCAACGAAGGCAAGGTGGGCAGTGGTTACGGTGTTGGCCTCGTAGTGGGCGTCTGAACCGATTAAGAAGGTTTTGTCTTTCTTGATGGTGAGCGTCTGACGAACTGCCTTTCTCGGCCCGTTGGTCTTGGATAGGTGCGCAGGGACGTTCAAAGTCCTGCCCAGCATACCCTCCACCCGCTTGCGTTTCGCAAACACGTTTCTGACCGAGACGTTGTACTTGGCCGCCATATTGGTCGCGCCCAATGCCTCAAACTCTACTGCGAACACCTCTGGATCAGTCGGTAGGATCGGTCTTGCCATGGCCCCCTCGCCTTGCGTATGAATTGCAGACATGGGCAAAAACCAATGCCTTTAGCTTCTCATCCGATTCTTTTTTTGGTTCAGAGTCCCAGACCTGTTTGGCTGCTGCGTCCATAGCTTTCACCATGTCTTGCGCTACAACCCTGGGGGATCTCATCTGCCACGCTCCCCTAAGCGTCTTTCATGGGCCATGATCTGCTGGCCCCAGTCTTCTATCATTTCACGATAGTCGGCAGCGTAATACTTCACGGGGTCTTTCTTGGTCGCCAGCATGTACTCCACTGCTTCCTTCCCGTACCAGTCTAACATCCAGATCGTGTACTGCGCTTCTGCGCTGCCATGCTTCATGCCGAAGCCGTTGCAGCCCTTGCACTGCGGATTCACGTTCTGCTCTTCCAGCGCCCATCTACTCGATGAACCCTTCGGGATAAAGTGTCCGCCGTCCATGTTCTTGTAGTGGTCTAAGCGGCCACATGAAACGCACTTACAGTATCCATTGTCGTCAGCCGCGCTGATTCTTGCAAGTTTTTGCAGAGTCTTCAATGCCTTAGCGCGAAGCGTTGCTGAAGTTTGTTTCTTCGACTTCACAACTGGGCTTTGTAGTTTGCGTCTATGGTCTGTTTAAACATATTTACCCTTTCCCGTACTTCATGCAAAAAATCTATTACTTGCAGCTCTAGCGCCAAAATTTCTTCTTGAGATGGCGAAAATCTCTTTATCCAAATGTTGCGCTCATCAGGAAGTCTAGGGTCGTACATCACAAAGTCGCACCATTTGCGCCTCGTGCAAGCAAGTTGCCACATCATTTGCGTCTTGTAGTTTTCTGGAATGTCGCCTCTGATAACTGTATTAACCATCGTTGTAGTATTCGGGCATTTAATTTCTATCAGCCCGTTATCCCCGACCAATCCGTCAGGGCTTGCGCTTGATTCTTCGATTAGTGGGTGGGGTACACTGCCAGTTTCGCATACATCACAACCCTTAATTAATTCATAGGCTTGGCGAGCCAACGGTTCTGTTTCTACGCCCCATTGCATCGCTGGGCTTGGAATTATTATCCTGCGCTCACCCGTAAGCCTTTCATTCACAAGGTCATCCATCAATTTCTGGCGCGATGCGCTATATCCACTCTTGGTCTTAGCGACAGCCTCATGGCATCTACTTGCGGTCAAGTTGCCAATTCTGGAAAGATGCCATTCTTCGCTTCCCTGGATCATCAGACGATACGTCGCTGGTTGGCTTGCTTGGTTCGTTCAGCATCAAACGCCAGTTGCCCAAGCATTATCTTCTTCTTGAGTGTCTCAGCCTTCAGACTGGCTTGTTGGACTGTTCGGTAGTGGTTGGCCCACTCTCCGCTTGATCTGGTTTCTGTTTGCGCCTTAGCAGCGCTTGCCCCTGCATCCATGTGCGCCTTCTGGCTGCTAGCTTCAAAGCTCTTAAAATTGGTTTCTGCTTCAATTGCTTCCCTACTCGCCCCCTCCCACTCGTTTATACGTTGGCCCAACCTATCCAATATCTGGTCTAGTCTATCCATGACTCTCTCCCTCTTTCGTTTAGACATGCCGTGACATTTAGTAGGGTTTGGTGGCCCCTACCAATCTTAGTCTCTATTGCTAGTCCGTATTTTCACTCGACCACTTCCACGCTGGCCCAGACGTTGCCCACCTCCCATACCCATATATCAACTGGGGGGGAGGGTTTTTGCCACCTTTAACGAGTGTTCAACTTGGCGTTCCTACTAAGACGCCCAGATTCAAGCAAATTGTCTTTGGTCGTTCTGCTCAACGGGTCAACCACCCGCACCCGTACGCTTTTCCGTACACGCCTCTGCCACCGAAGTGGAGCAAATAAAAAGGGCCAGCCCCTCACAACAACAGGGGAGGGAGGAGGGAAGGAGGGACTGACCGCTAATCATAGAAAACATCTGGCCGCAATTCTTCGCGTCGAACCGCTCCACCTGTCAACTTTTCCAACTTTATCACATGGACAGCCGGTACTTGGCTTTTCCATTTCTGAATATGTTGTCCGCTGACCCCACACTGTCGGGCGATCTCAGCCTTTGACCCAACAATCTCGACGACTCTTTTGAATGCTTCTGTTTCCATTCCGTCCACAGTACAGATACACCAGCAGTTTGCAAGAACAATAATACAAAAAAAGTTTGCATTAGTGCTTGCATGGATACACCAATAGTTTATTATGGCTTCACACAACAGGAGAACGAAACATGAAATTTGAAGCCGGAAACACCTACACCACTCGAAGCGCTTGCGACCACAACACCATCGTGACCGCTGAAGTGCTGAAGCGATCTGCCAAGTTCGTGACAGTCAAAACGCAGATGGAAGAGTCCAAGCGTTGCGGCATCCTCGTCATCGACGGTGTTGAAACCATCAAGCCTTGGGGTTCCTTCTCCATGTGCCCAATCATCCGAGCCGCGTAAGCGGCCCAAGGAGGAATCATGCTTGTACCTGATAGACCAATCGAAGCTGACCCAGAGTTCCAAAGACTTTGGGGCGATGACATAGATCAAACCACCTGCCCAACCTGCAAGTCAGACATGGTGGACTTCCGAGACTCTGGCAGAGGCTTCATCCTTTGCCCTCACTGCGATCTTGGCAAACCTAAAAACAACCACGTCAACTTTAACCTGCACTGGTACGGCATGGATGAGTACCAGACCTTTGAGAACGGGTTGGTTAGTGAAAGCCGAGCAGACATGGCAGACCTTCAAAAGTGGTGGGCTGAAAACTTCCATTGGGAGATTCGCGAATATCAGAACGGTGCTTATGTCCCTGCCGACATTTGGGACTGCAACGAATCGGGCCAGTGGTTCATCTACCACCGTGGCTATCAGATTGGCTGCGTGACGGAGGTTCCTCATGGGTCGCGTTAAATCTGAACTAATGACCGATGGGCCAGACGATGAACTGGTACCCACCCCCATTTCGCAGGTTGTGGACAACATCCGCAACTGTGATTTACCAAGAAACTCGGTAGAGCGTCACCTTTACCTTAAAACCCAACTAAAGGAGTTGATGAATGGAATCAAAACCAACCTTGATTAGCGCACTTGTGAAGGCGCAGTCAGAAATGTCCCACGCGGGATTTGACCAAACCAACCCTGCCTTCAAGAACGCAAAGTTTGCATCTTTGAAGAGCGTGATTGACGCTGTAAAGCCAGCGCTCAACGCCAACGGTATAGCCTTTGTGCAAAAATCTGTACCCATGGATCATGGTATCGCTGTAGAAACCGTCTTTTACGGTCACGGTGAGGAGTTATTTACAGGGCCAGTTCCCGTCCCAATCGACAGGGAGAATGCTCACGGCTTTGGCTCGGCCCTAACCTATGCCAAGCGCTACTCTCTGGCGATGGCTTGCGGTGTAGCAGCAGATGAGGACGATGATGGCAACGCGGCAGCAAAGAACACTACTGGCCGAAAGCCTCAGTCAGTCACCAAGACTGTTATTCAAGAGGAGGGCATCAAGGTCGATGAGGGAAAACGAACCAGTTACATTTCCCTTCTCACGGAAGCCACTTCCGCCGAAGATCACGCAGGCATGAAAGAACTGCTCGATGAATTACGCCAAGACAGTGATATGAAGCTAGCGGTGTGGGCAGAGCTTCCTAGCAACATCCGATCAGCAATCAGAAAAGTGGAGAATCCCAAATGAGAAAACCAAGACTCGGCTTTAGTAGAGACATCTACGAAATCCTTGAAGAGCATGGCCCAATGGCCTACCACGGCATCAGGCAGCAGCTGATCGCCAGAGGTTCAGAAATGAAGCCAAAGCAAACACGCTACGCCATCAGCAACCTTTGCCAAAGAGGTTACGTTGAACGCAGCAGGAAGGATCACCGCAGGTTCGAGATAATTAAAACCCGCAACATCGGCTTGGAGATGGCTGACCCTATACAAACACCCTCTCCCGTAGATAAAACGCCGGAGAGCGTCGAAATAACGCCCACAGAGGGCTTGTTTGGCATGAACCTCAAAGACTCTGCCATCGTCATTGTCATTGCTGTCATCACGTCAGCGCTAACCACCACCATTCTGGAGATCCTATGAGCTACGACAACGAACTGAAGATAAGCCTGTGGAAGAGTGACGGCACCAACGCCAAAGCTCCAATACTGAAAGGCAAAGCGACCATTAACGGCACCGAATACGAAGTGGCCTTGTGGAAGAACGACAGCGACAACCCCAGAGCGCCCACGCTCAACGGGAAACTGCAACTGCCACAATCTCGGCCCCAAGCCGGTGGTCAGCCAGCGTTCAAGGCTGCGCTTCCACAAGAAGAGGACTGGAAGGAAGACATCCCCTTTTGATGTAACATTGCCGAGCGGGTGATTCAGGCAGGCTAGCGGCAGAGTCAGCCTCCCCTCGGGGCATGAGAGACAGATCGCTTGCTTGCGGCCCGCAACATTCACCGCCAAAGCGATCAACTGCCGCACTTAAATAGGATATTTCACGGCTTGTAATATCCTACTAATCAGGGGAAAAATATGGATAAACACGACTTCACAGCCCTCTATGATCAGTGGTTTGCTCTGCATCCTTTCAAGAAACGGGACTGGGTGGAATTAGGGAAAGTACACTATCAAGCGTTCTCTAGAGAGAGCGTGGCTTTGATGACCGAAGCGTTGGGGCAATTGACTGAGGAGATAGACAACTTCCCCTCACCCAAACAGATAAGGGCAAAGCTAAACCAGCTTTCTAGCAGCAAGACAGAAGGGGGAGAGGTTAAGACCAACGTAACCTCACACAATGAAACCCTAGCCACTCGGCTTTGCGAGCACCTGTACGGAATAACGTACAACGGTAAAGCCGTGAAGCGGCCCAGTGACGTACCAAACTGGGTGGTAAACGTGGTTAACGAGGCTAACCAACGCCTTCCAGAAGATTGCCCAATCAATATCAGGCTAGCAAGAGTCGGTCTAGCAGTAGCTCAGGGGGAACGATGAACGAAGCCGTCAAGAAATTTCTTGAAGAAGGGGGCCAGATCACTCAAATTCCGTTTGGCGTACCACGCGACATGCAAGTTTGCATGAACTGCAAAGGGTTGTTCGAGACTAAGGATCTGACCAAGGGGATAACGAGACGATGCCAGAAATGTCATCAAAGGCATACGAGCTTCAGGGAGCGCCGGTAGACATGTTTTATCAAGCTATTGTCTGCCAAGAGAAACTGCGGGAGCGGTATATCTCTGAGGTTCTAGCTTCGGTGATAGCGCCGTTCAGCGAGGAGACCAAGCGGCAGATCTACGAGTGGCAAAGGGAGGGAATGAGCACCAGATGGATGGCAGACCAGCTAGGTGTCACACGACACAAAGTGATGCTGCTAACCAAGCGGACTTCTTGGCCCTCTCCCTCTAACCTTTCTTAGTGTTCCACGTGGAACTATTCGTCTTCCTCGGATGGTTCCATCTCTTCCTTGATCTGTTGAGCGTGAAACCGAATGTTCTGGTCGGCTTCTTGCTGAGCCAGTATCAACTTCACGACCTCTGCTCGTAGCTCCATGATCCTGTTAGCGCGGATCTTAGAATCTCCGCTTAGCTCTTCTTCCGTGTATTCAACGCCATCAATTGTGATCATTTGATTCTCTCAGTTTGTGGATATTCGATTCTACTGGCCTTCGTGCTGTTTGACCAACACCGCCTCAACAAAAATAGCGATCTGGTTGGTGCTCGAACTAGACTTCGCTTCAAACTGGAAATCTGTCTTTTCTGCTATCTTGAAGGGAATTTGCCGATCATAGTTCACTTGGCTTTCGGAAAACGTCGCCTCGGCTACCTTTAACTCTCGCCCTGTACTGGTTCGCAAAGCGTTCCTGATGGTTAGGTACTGCGACCCTGTAGCGGTTGCTGAGTTGGCCGTGATCCTGAATAGGTATAGGTCGTACCCATTAGGCACTGTATACAGGCAGGCTTGTGTGGCACCCGTTCCTGCCTCGATGAAGGCATAAGTCACACCGCCGTTGGCAATGGTGATATTGCCTGCGTTATTTCCAGCCAAGATGACTGCCGAGTTGATGCGGTAGAACTGCGTGGAGAGCGTTACAGCGACCGTTCCTGTAAGGGTTATAGTCTCACTAATTTGGTCATAGTTCGCGTCTAAGCCGCTCACAAGGATGCTCATGGTGTCACTTGCGCTGCTAGATACAGCGGTCATAGTTAAAGCGGATGTTGGGTAAACGTAAGCATCGCCGTCATTCCAGACCGTCTCAAATGATCCGTTCACGTCACGATTGAACCCAAAAATGTTAACCGCCTCGCTGTCGTACATCTTGCCTTTGGCAATATCAAACAATAGGTGGGGCGTGGGTCTTTGGTAGTGGTATTGGTACATTGTTGCCTCAAATTGTGTAAGCCAGCCAGACGGCTAGCACTATCCCGACGATCATGGCTAGGACGTAGCCCACCAGACCACCAGTGCAATGGCGACGGGAACCAACCCAAGTGCGATAGCCAGAACAATCAGAACCTCGATCATCTGCTTTTTGCGCTTCTTGGCAGCTAATTCTTGCCGCTTGATTTCTTCCTGCCGCGCCTTCCTAGCTTCAGCCATCTTCCTTTGCATGTCGTTCCACAAATCCAGCCGATTTGTAGCAAGGAACACGTTGTAGATATTTTCCTTGGACTGGCGAACCATCTCTTCGGCCATCACGGCTTTTGCAGCCTCGGCCTCGTTCATGCTTCTGGTTTGGTTCTTGGCTCGCTGTAAGTCGAATTCTGCCGCACCCATGCGTCCTATGAAGACGCCCAAGGACTCTATGTTGTTGGCCGCTCCCGCCGCCATTTCCAAGGCTTTGCAGGCAGTCGTTACCGCTGCAACAGCCTCAATAATCACTGGAGGTGACTAACTACAATAGTGACAACACCCGTCACAGCAGAGGCGACAACAAGCCACGCCAACTTCTCCCACCGCAGAGCGTGAGCATCAGTAGCCTTGCGTAGCTCTCGAAGCTCCACCAGAGCCTCTCCCCACCTCTGAGCACATTCTTGCTCGTGCTTGGCTATCTTCTCTAAGGCTTGCTCTGCTCTATCACTCACCACGGCACCCCGTCAGCGGTTGTTGGGTTCTTCTGCTCTTCAATGCTAGCAGTGAGGGAGGCTTCAATGGCATCAACGTCCAACTCACCCTGAACCCAGCCAATGACATCAGCTTCAGTCAGGTCATCGTATGCAATGTATCCTTCAGAGGAAGGGTCTGGGGTAAACCCACAGGTTCCATAGTGCGAAGCAACGTATACCACCTCCCCCACAGTTTCTTCTTCATTTACCTGCCAGTGGGCAACGATAACGCCTCCCGCTAGGTCGCCCTGCAAGTCTCGTTCAAGTGTTCCAATAGTCCATGTAGCCATTTTAGTTCTCCAGTTAAGTTGCTGAGATGATGAAGGCGAGTAGTTCAGAGTAGCGCACACCTAAGCGTGTCTGCTCGTTACCATCTTCATCAGTCCATGTGCTTGATATAAACATTGCGTAGCGTCCAGCGTCTAAGCCTTCAGCAGTAAATGCGTCCTGTAGGTCTTGTGCAATGATCCCGAAGTGAATACGTGCATCATCACCGTTTTCTTCTACGCTGTTAATCCAACGGAACTTACGCAGCAATCCTTTAGCCGCTACTGCTACACGTTGCTCTGCGTCAGACAGTGCCTCAATGTCTTGCTTTTCGTTACGGTCAGAGGTTTGAATTGTGCCGTTGGTGGCGTAGATGTCGTCAAATCTATAACTACCGTGACCCAAGTCTGTGTTGTTATCTTGCTTCGCTCCCACTTGGTTAGCAGGATAAAGATTGCTACCACCAAACGTCCAACCTCTTGCTGTTCCAGAAAAGTAAGCGTTTCCTACCGCTGCACCAATACTACCTACGGGTGCGCCGTCTTTGCGGAAGCTTGCAATAATTCCATCAGTTCCTGTTCTGTTCAGGAATAAACTAGCATTTCCAGAGCGACTGTGAGCCGCGTAACCTGCCGCACCAATAGAATGCCCTACATTTGTATTGCCTACACCTACTGCCGCATCAGTAGTCCCCACCAAGAGATTACCGCTAGAGTCGATGCGTGCTCTCTCAGTAGCGCCTGTGTAAAAAACTAGTGTGTTTGAAGAACCTTCAAGTTTAAAGCCTGAGCGAACTGTTCCAGAACTGCCTCCGTTGTGAGAGTAGATAAAATTATTTGCGGAGCTAACGATGTTGCCGCCAACATTAGCAGCGCCTGATAGGTAGAGGTCTCGCCATCTAAAAGAAGATGTCCCCAAGTCGTAGGAATTATCTGCAATAGGATAGGTAAACTTGAGTCTAGTGTCGCCATCTACTGTTAACTTACCGCTAGACGTAGTAGTCCCCACCAAGAGATTACCGCTGGCATCAAGCCTAGCCTTCTCAGTTGCGGTTGTCCCTGTGGAAAATTGAAGTATCTCTCCTTCAATCCGCAGTGGCTCGTATTGATTGGTTGTTCTATCGTAGTTAATAATTCTCGAGTAGCCATTACCAGAGTCATCAGGAGATATTTCAACCCCCATAGCTCCACCGTCAGAAATCACCAACTTTTTAGAAGGGCTGTCTGTACCAATACCAACATTACGGCTTGAGTCAATCGTTAAAGCTGTTGTTCCAGAAACAGAAAAGCTGAATGGGTCGCCGCTAGTTCCATAAGCTC